TCTTTAGGCTTCCAACCATAGTGCATCAGGTGTCTGGATATCTGTGGTCTACTGCCTAAGTTAAACTCAGGCCAGTCAATAAATGTGTAGTCACCTGATACATACTTACCATGACTACCAAGTCTTTTATAACTATTAAGATACATACTACCATCTTCTTTATACTTAACTACTTTTAAGCCTTCATTGATAGGTAGTGGTCTAAATACTTTACGCACCTCAGCTTCAACAGTTGCCATCCTATCTTCAAAGGTTGCCTGTAATATATAGGCTTCCTTACGTTTGATTGGATAGCCGTTGAACTCCTGTTGGGTAACGATTGATCTGACTTGATACTCTAGCTGTATAGACCTGTCTGACCAGTTAGCCATTGAAGGTTTCAAAGATAAGTAGAGCTTCTTAGTTACCCTAGTATCCTGACAACAATATTCTAACATCTCTTCTGAGTAGTTATCATAGTCATCAAAGTCTATCTTAGGAAACTTTAATCTTTCCCCCCATGCAGCCAGTGAATGGCCTCCTTCCCTGTAGGGGTGATGCATCTTAGATAGGATCATTGTGTCTTCAACCAGCTTCAGCGGTACTGATACTCCTGTAAACTTCTTGATCCATACTAAGTCAAAGCCTATTAAGTTATGACCAACCCATAGGGTAACAGACTTACTAAACTCTATAAACTTATCCAAGTCCATAGGTAATACAAATTTATATTCTGCATCACTGTCTAAGTCAGTACAGGCTATGCAGTGTATCTTAGTAACTAATCCATTACGTATCTTGTCTGTCTCAATATCTGTACTGACTCTCATGTTTATTAGTCCTCTTTAGTCTGTAAAGGGAATGTCCAGTGAATCTTCAAAGTCATCGTCTGACTCAGTCAGTCTACCTGTTTCCCTATCATATGTCAACTGACATGCTACACCAGTGATACCGGCATAACGATTCTTAAGTACTCTTACTGTAGTCTTGTTAGCCTCGTTAGGATCGTCGGCCTGTTGGTTACGTTCAATAGCTATGACTGCATCACTGATCTGTGCAATAGATGCTGAACCTCTCAGGTGATTCAATGCAATCTCCTTACCATCCTCAGCCCCAGTGTCGCCACCCATCCGTCTGATGTGTGATACCATTAGCAATGCACACTGTGTCTCTTCTACTAGGCTCCTAAGCTTAGTCATAAGGATATCAATAGATCGACGTTCATCATTACCTTCTTGTCCACTCACCAATATAGATAGGTGATCAAGGATAATCCATTTACATCCTAAAGCCTTAACCATATACCGTAACCTGTTAAGGATATCATCATTGTCCAATGACCCGAAGTGGTCAAAGGCAAACACTCTACCAGTACCTATAGTATTATTTTGATAGGTATGTAACGCTTCCTTACTATAGAGGTCTCTGACTTCCTTAATGTTTAGTCTAGCGTTAGCCTCGACAGCCATTAGATGGAAGCATGTCTGTTTAGTATTCTCTTCTAAACTAAAGATGCCGATGTTCTCTTCAGAGTTATTCAGTATCCAATGCTCAAGCTCTCTAATGATACTTGACTTACCGGCACCAGTACCAGCCGTGAAGGTTACTAGCTCCCCTGTCCTGATACCATATAGGATGTCATTCATACCTTCCCATGGATACTTAACAGTAATGTTATCTGCCTCATCATAGAGTGACTCACCTATGCTGGCTAGGTTAATGATACCGGCAGGGGTGAACGCTTCAGCGGCCCACCATGCTTTGGTAAACCCTGTACGATCATTCTTCTTTAGATACTCGTTAGCATCCTTATCTGTAAGCTTCATGATACGACACTTGTTAGGTTCAAATAGCTGACCTACTTTAGAGGCCGCATCCTGTCCTGCTTGATCCATGTCGAAGCATACAACCACAGTCTCAAAAGAGTTTAGGTATTCAAACTGTGCCTTAACATCCTTGACTGCACCAGCCGCACCTGTCTTGACAGATACCACTGCATACTGTGACCCAGTCAATTCATAGGCTGACATTGCATCTATTTCCCCTTCACAGATGGTTATAAACTTACCACCTTTAGGGAATAGTTTCTGACCAAACATAGTAGCCTGAGGTAGGTTACCTTCAACAAAGAACTTCTTATCTTTAACTTGTCTGACTTTATTAGCAATGTGATTACCTTCAACGTCAGTGTATGGGTAGTAATGCTTCAGTACATCTGTACCGTCCCTGTCTAAGGTTACACCATACTTCTGGAGTGTCTCACCTTTTAAGTTACGATCAACCAAAGCAGTAGCTTTCCAGTCCCCGATAGTTAGATGTGTATTTACCACACCCTGTATAGGAGCTTGGACATACGAGTCTTGTGGTTGGTTTGTGAACCCATTATCTGGGGGTGTGTAGTTGTTACACACAAAACAATATGAATGATCATCACTGAACAGTACGTTACCATCTGAGGAGCCACAATCACAGGGGCCTTTAGATACTGGGGTACTGTCCAACTCTTTAGTGTACTCTCTATAGTTTGTCATGTTTAATTAGTTCCTCCAGTTGATTTAATATTTTTCTTACCTTTGAAGTACTTGTCTAGTTTACCTTGCTCTTTAGCAATAGAGATATTACGATTTATGTAGCCTACTTCTTGAGTTATATCTTCAATGTTTAGTCGGGTCTTTAGGATGTATGCTCTGGCTATATTACCAGAGTTACTACCCAACTCCATTTGAATACAGTCAACAATCTCTTTCATTGACCACTTACCATCAGCCTTACGATCACCCTTGATCATCTCCTTGGTAGCAGCCACAACCATCTTAGTAAAGTTTTTAGTTGTTTGTTCTTCAGTAATGTCTTTCGGCGGTGTAATTGTAATACCTTTTGGCATGTCAAATATAATTTTCATGTTAGTCAGTCTCCGTTGTTGTTGTTATATAAAGGATACAATCCATAGTGTTCGTATAGAACTCAACTATGGTGTATCCCTAAGAGTTGGCTGCGTAGGCTATATATGTTATACACTACCTATACTGGGAGGTATATAATATGTCAAGCCTATTGATTACTATTCTGTTCGGAACCATATCCGTGTTACTTGGTGCAGCTGGTCGATCACTTGTTGGAAGTGGTCATCTAAGCCGATGGGCAACTTATCCTCCGATAGCTTTGATAGTCGTAGCTCTTCAATTAGTTTCCATTCATCAGGGCTTAGATATCTTGACAGTAGCCTGTATGGGCTGGGCTGTTCTTGTAGTGTCTCTGACTCTGGGGATGGGGTATACTCAATGGGAAGACCGGAAACATATGATGCTAAGGTATGGAGTGCCTTCATTGTTATTAGTGATGCCGTGGCTTGTCCAAGGGCAGTGGGGGGCATTAATTTATCCAATGCTTGCTGCATTAATGGGATGGTCTTATCCAATTCGACAAAAACTTTTTGATCTAGTAGGTTGTCAGGAGAAGTCGATACCTCTTCTTGGGAAGGACTTTCATTGGAACTCAGGTTCAGTGATGGAAATGTTTCTTGGCGGTTCATTACTTGGTGGCCTTTACTTCCTTTAAACATCCCTATTGATCTCATGATCTTAACTCCCTATGCCAAGATTGGGTGGCTGTCAGTGCGTTATCAAAGTTTTTAAATGTATGTACTTTATTAGTTCTATGAGTGGTACACTTGCCTGTCTTAATATCTTCGATGATAACTGAACCAGCCCCATTCTTCCAGATATTAGTTTTATTTCCTCCAACTATTCCTAACTGTGTGTGAAGCTTATAGATGTCTTTAGGCTTAAGGTTATTGGTATTCATTTGATACATGTTTCCTATACTTTAATATTTATATTAGTACCTAAGACGTTTGCCACCCTATGAGATTCATATAGGTGACAAACATATCTTATGTATACTATGCTAAGCCGCAAGCATTGTAGTTGGCTCATCAACCGTACCCTCTAGGCTCAACCATTCAGGGCTGGCTAACATCTTCTTAACCCTATCCTCACGGGTCACCCTAACATTCTGAGGTGTGTCAG